CGGTAGTTTTGATTGTGTAGGATTAGCTGCCGGAACAGATGACACAAATTCTTGTGGATATGCTCAAGCATCTGTAACAGGAGCGCCACCAGATACTTTTACATCAACTGTTACTGTTTTAGGTGAAGGGCCTCGTGTTCTTTGTAAGATTAAGCATGCCTAAATAGTATTAGGAGTAAATGTGGCAGCTCCTAGCTGGGAAGCAAAAGGTACTTATTTTGAAGATAGTGGTATTACCTCTGCTAATTTTGCTGTCCCAGCAGGAGTTACTGCCAATAAGGTTGTAGTAGTTTCAGCATTCATTAATGGATCTATTGCTATTAATAGTCTTCCTACAGGATTTCAACATGCAGAAGGATCTCCTATTTCAGTTATTGGAGCAGGTGCACATTCTCTAGCAGTTTGTTGGAAAAGAGCTACCGGAAATGATTCAGGGACATACAATTTTGGATTGGATGGATCTACGTTTGTAGCTGGAATAGCAGAATTGTTTAATACCTGTGTTTTAACTGGAACTCCTTTAGATAGTCCTACAGATTCAGCTAGTTCAAGTACAGATTCCTCTGTTACTCCTCCTGTAGATATAGATACAAAAGGTCCGGATAGATTAGTTCTTCACCGGGGAACCATTTGGTCTGGAGGTTCTTGGACTCCTCCTGTAGGTTTTTCTGAGAGGGTAGATCAGGGATTTGGGCATATTATATGTTCAGATAAAGAATTTCCTTCTACTATTAATACAGGATCTATTACTGCTACATCTACAGGAAATGATAAAAGAGCTGCTTGGATAGGTGCTCTTATAGGTACTACTGTAGGAGGGACCTTGGCTAGCATATCAGATGAAGCTAGGTCAAATATGCTAGCAGAACTAGGAATATCTGAGCCTCAGAATAAATCTAATACTGACTTAATGCGAGACTACTATTACAGAGACGGATGCTAGTGCTGCTGTACACTTAGAAAGGTATCTTCTCAATTTAAGGAATACTTAAATGGTCTTTGTTCCTGCTAATGATGGTCGTTGGATAAATGAGAATTTTGCTAGATTAGCAGAAATAATACAAGATTATGATATTAACTTGGAATTAAGGTGGATTCCTCCTGAGAACCGGACTAGAGATGATAAAAAGCCTTATGTTATATGGGATATTAGATGTAATAAACCTGTGTTGTTTGCATGTGAATTAGATTCTCCTGTAGAAATACTAGCTAGGTTATATGATGCTGATAATAAACATGGCAATGTTCTTAAAAGACTTGAGGCTAGTAATAAAGCTATAGAAGACTTTAAAAAGAAAGAACAGCAAGATGCTTGGGATGATGCACATGATCAAGCCAAATTCTTGTGGACTTCTCCATTGAATTATGTTAAATTTAATGGAAAGAAGTTTGATGATCAGAGAAGAGTTCTAGAATGAATGTAGCAGATATTAGAACTCGTGTTAAGAGAAATTTTGGTGATGAATCTGGTGTTCAAATTACAGATGATGATATTACACGATGGATTAATGATGGACAAAGACAGATAGTTCTTCAAAATGAGGGTCTCTTAGAAAAGACCGCTACTGCTAACTGTACGGTAAACATTCAGGAGTATTCTCTTCCTAGTGATATATTAATCTTAAGAGCAGTCCATTTTAAATATACTGGGGAAGAATCATATTTTTGGCTTCGGGGATACAGTCTTAATGAATTTAATGAATATATTGATGGTTGGGATGGCAGCACTTTTAATAAAGGTCGACCACTGTGTTATACAGTTTATGCTGGACAACTAAAAGTTTTCCCTATACCAGATACTACAATTACAAGTGCATTTAAAATTTACTATACTCGTTCTCCTGTAGATGTATCAGGACCGACAGATACTCCTGATTTACCTATTCTATATCATGAGTCCTTAGTTAAATATTGTCTAACTCAAGCATATGAGATTGATGAAGACTGGACTGCATCGGAACAAAAAGCAGCTGAATTAGCGACAGATTTAAAACTCCTTCGAGGCCGTGAAGATTGGAAAAAACAAGAGACTTATCCATTAATTACAGTATTAGATGAGGATATATAAATGCCTGGTGGACAGCCTCTGCGACTAGGACCTTTTCTTGGTGGCCTTAATACGGCTAGTGACCCTACAGCAATTGCAGATGCTGAATTAGTAAAATGCTTGAATTTTGAGTTGGATATAGATGGTAGTCTTATCTCTCGTCCTCCTTTAAAAGAATTAGTAGGACATACTGATTGGACAGAACGTATTATCTGTCTTTGTGAGGGTATATTTAGTTCTGATCATTATATTATAGGTTCCAACACAAATGGGGTTTACTACTATATCAATAGTTCTTGGACTTTAATCACAAATACCTTCCAGGCTTCTGCTGCTGTACAGTATGCAGATAAAATTTATCTCATTGCTAAGCCAGGCTCTGCTAATCCTGGAGGAAAGTGGGATCCTGTAGGCGGATTTACTGCTGTTTCTGCTATACCAAAAGGTCAAGCAGCCGTAATACATAAAGAAAGACTTTTTATTGCTCCGGGTATAAAGTCTACTTCAGATACGAGTAGGCTAAAATTTTCCGATCCTGGTAACTTTGACTCTTGGCCTGCTGGTAATTTTATAGATATAGGTCAAGGAGATGGTACTAAACTTGTTGATCTTACAGTTTTTCAAGACAACGTACTACTTTTTAAGCAACAATCTACATATGTCCTATCTTATGATGTTCGCCCTGCTGATGCCGTTGTTAGAAAAATCTCTTTAACTATAGGAGTTAATGGTCAGTTTAATGTTCTCAACTATGAGAACCAGGTTTATATATTTCATGGGGGGTGGGTCTATGAAATTATAAATTATGATTTTCAAAGATTAAATACTAAAGTACCTTTTATTAGAGATGATACTGCTCCTTCAGCATTCTCTGATGAAACTATCTTTCTTAGTTTAATAGAAGACAGATTAATCTGTAGGTACTATAAGAAAGTTTATGTATATGGATTAAGAACTAGAACTTGGTCTGAGTGGGAATCAACCTCTAATATATTGCAGTATTTTGGTCCTATTATTACTATTCATCCCAGTACCGGGAATGAGTATTACTCTGGATCTTGTGTTTCTTCTAGTGTTACTATTATTAAATTTATAGATACATATACTGCTTCAAGTAAAGAGCAGGATTTTAGTACTATTTCTGCTTTGACTGATACTGCTTCTGTGGACTCCTCTTCATCGTGGAGTAATGCAGACACAGGTCAATCATGGACTACTTCGGGGGGTTCTGCATCTGATTATTCTAAATCTGGTGGAAAAGCTGTACATTCTCAAGGATCAGTTAACGTATTTAGGGCATGTACTTCTTCTGCTAGTAATGTACAAGATTTTGATATTACTTTAACAATCTCTTCTAATGCTTTAGCTACAGGATCATCTCATATATTTGGTATATTGGCCCGATATATAGATGCTAATAATTTCTATACAGCAGAAGTAGCATTCAGTACTACTCAATCAGTAGTACTTGCTATTTCTAAAGTAGTGGCAGGAACAGGAACCTCTTTAGTAAGTAGTACTGTAGGTGGGTTGACACATGCTGCAAATACGGAATTTACAGTAAGGTTTAAAGGACAGGGATCTAAGTTAACAGCTAAGATTTGGTTGACTTCTAATAATCAACCAGCAGCATGGTCAGTAGCGGCTACTGATTCTAGTATTACGGCTGCAGGAGGATTGATAGTAAGGAGTAGATTAGATACAGGAAATACTAATACTCTTCCTGTTTTATGTAAATGGGACAATATACAATTAATAGATACTGCTTTAGTTACTAAGATTATTACTTGTAGTGCTAAAACTAAGAATTTTGATATGGCCATTTCTCATCAGTACAAGAGATTATGGTATTGGGGTGCAGATGTATCATCTAACAATAATATTGTCGGTATAGCTACTCCAGTTATAGTATCTTTTAATGTAACGTGGAGCTCTCTATCTGCAAGTGCTTGGAATAGCCTTAATACATGGTCTCAACCATTATCTAGTCCTGCTTCAGTTACTACAACAGCAACAACCGGTACAGGAACTGCTAGAAGATTTGCTAAATTCCTTAAATCATTGAGGTATCGACAAATTAATTTTGAGGTCCGATTAACAACTGAAGGGTCTACAGTGGACGGTCCTGCTAGACTGTTCACTATGACAATAATAACAGAATCTAAACAGGTTGTATCTAAGGCAGTGTCATAATGGCTTATACCTCTAGACAAACTTCGGGATTCAACCCTTATGCAGCAGGTGATAAAATCTATGGCGGAGGGAGGTCGTTTCCTACTATAGGTCCTGTAGATAGAACTGGATATAAAGAAAGAGATGCAAAGGCAAAGGCTCGACAATCTGCTATAATCAGGAGATTAAAAGCAACTCAGAGTGGTAAGTTTGCATCTGCTGATTATTTAAGAAAGGTTTGATAATGGCAGATCCTGATGCTTTAGAGGCTCATCGACGCCAAGTAGTTGCAAATAGACAATACGGTGCTGCAGGAAGTGGGGTGTTTAGACCTCCCCCATCTCCTCCTTCTGGGGGAGGTGGAGGATTTAGACCTTCTGTAAGACCTGGATCCTCAGGTAAATATTCTAGACCTATGGCACCTCCAGCAGAATCATCAGGAGCTATTCCTGATATCAATGCTTTTCTTTCTGGAGATTCTGGATACCAGCAGCAATTGAGGGAGTTCGCAAAAGCATTATCTGATTTTACTGCTGATGTGACACGGAGGCGGGGAAGTCTTACTTCTGATTATACAGTCTCAAATAAAGCTTTGAATGATCAGAAGATGCGTGATTTAAAATCTTTGGAGGAGGATTATGGTTCACGAGGTCTTCTTAGATCTGGATTATACGGTACTGCTGTAGGAGATTATAACAAAGAATTTGGTGAGAGGTCATCAGATCTTCTAAGAAGGCAAAACGAGGCTCTTGCATCACTAACACAGGAGCAAGGTCAGTTTGGATCTCAATTAGATTTACAAAAACTAGCTGCTAGAGAGGCTGCTATTAGACGTAGGGCCGAGGGTTACGGAGTAGTATAATGCCGCGATTTTTTAATAAACCTGGTTTCATTCCTCCGGACTCATCTATTTCTAGAGATTCAGGAGGCAGTAGTATCTGGGAATCTTTAAGTACTCCTCACTGGGGACCTTTTTCTGAACAGCCAAGAACTTCTTTTACTCCTGGACGGTCTGTAGTAGAAAGATTAAGGGCCTTATCTCCAGGAATTATACCCCGAGGACCAACTACTGGAGATATCCTTTCTAGATTAGAGGCCTTACAAGACCCTAGTAGATATTTAATAGATCCTGCTGAATTAGAACGCCAAGCTAGAATGTCAGCTGCTATTCAATATGATCCTTTAATTAGGCAGCTAAGAAGTCAAATGGGATCAGCCTCTACTAGAGCTGAGAGGAATAGAGAACGACTTGGTCAGATGTTCAGCT